GAAGTGAATTAGATCTATCCTTCTCTAAGATGGAGCGTATGGTCATGGATTATATAGCTGCATCAAGTGATAGGGTTGTTGTACATCAAGCTTTGAAGCACCTCATTGTAGGTGGTAATGCTTTAATATTTATGGGTAAAGATGGTTTAAAGAACTTCCCATTAAATAGATATGTTGTCAACAGAGATGGTAACGGTAACGTACTAGAAATAGTTACTAAAGAAATTATTAGTAGAAAGGTACTAGGTATAGAACTGCCTAAACCTGATCCACTTAATGTAGTGGATGATTCTGTAGGTTCTAACAACGATGACGTTGAGGTGTATACCTACGTCAGACTAGATGAAAAAAGTGGACGCTGGATCTGGCATCAGGAAGCTTTAGGTAAAATTCTTCCTAACAGTCGTAGCACAGCACCAAAGAAAGCTAGTCCTTGGTTGGTACTAAGATTTAATACAGTTGATGGTGAGGATTATGGTCGTGGTAGAGTTGAAGAATTCTTAGGCGATTTAAAATCACTTGAAGGACTGTCACAAGCTCTGGTTGAAGGTTCAGCAGCTGCTGCTAAAGTAGTATTCCTGGTATCACCTTCTTCTACAACTAAGCCAGCTACTATAGCAAAGGCAGGTAACGGAGCAATTGTCCAAGGTAGACCAGAAGATGTAGCAGTGATTCAAGTAGGTAAAACTGCTGACTTCAGTACAGCTGCACAGATGGCTCAGACTTTAGACAAAAGAATCAGTGATGCTTTCCTTGTTTTAAATGTAAGACAAAGTGAACGCACTACTGCAGAGGAAGTTAGGTTAACTCAGTTAGAACTAGAGCAACAGCTCGGAGGTCTATTCTCATTGTTAACTATTGAATTCCTCGTACCATATTTAAATAGAACATTATTAATACTTCAAAGAGCTAAAGAGATACCAAACATACCTAAAGATTTGGTACGTCCACAGATTGTAGCTGGAGTTAATGCGTTAGGTCGTGGTCAGGATAGAGAAAGTCTTACAGCTTTCATCACTACCATTGCACAAACGTTAGGTCCAGAAGCATTGATGAGTTTTATCAATCCTTCAGAAGCAATCAAACGATTAGCAGCTGCACAAGGTATAGATGTATTGAACCTTGTTAAGACTGAACAACAGTTACAACAAGAACAACAGCAAGCACAACAAGCTGCTGCTCAACAATCATTAATTGATCAAGCTGGTCAAATGGCAGGAGCACCGCTAGCTGATCCATCAAAGAATCCACAATTACTTCCACAAGAAGAACCACCTACTGAATAGATATGGCAGAGACACTTACATATGATCCCGGGACTGATACAGTTAGTTCCGAAAATAATTTAACACCAGACGAACAGGACTCCCTGCAAGTTGGTGAGAAGATGGTAGAAGAGCAAGCTGAATTACTTGCTGGTAAATATAAAAACGCCGAAGACTTAGAGAAAGCTTATGTTGAACTTCAAAAAAAGCTTGGAGAAAAAGGTGATGAAACTAGCGAAACAACTGGGGACACCGAACCTACTGACTCCGAAGAAAGTACTGAAGAAACGGAAGAAGCTAAAGAAAATTCTCCAGCAGTTGCCTTGATTACTGAAGCATCAGCTGAATACTATGCTAATGATAACAAGTTATCTCCTGAGACTATAGAGAAATTCTCAAGTATGAGTAGCCAGGATCTTGTTAATGCATATTTAGAAATGCAACAAGCTAATCCACAACAACAAACCCAAGCTGTTGATGTATCAGAAGCTGATATTAATAGCATAAAGAATGCTGTTGGTGGTGAAGCTGAGTATAGCAAGCTTACACAATGGGCTGCTGATAATTTAGACCAACAAAAAGTATCTGCCTTCGATAGTCTTATCGAAACAGGTAATGTACAAGCTATTCAATTAGCAGTTGCTGGTTTGAAAACTGAATATGAAAACGCTAATGGATATGAAGGACAAATGTTATCAGGTAAATCTCCTAAAACATCAGGTGATGTATTTAGAAGTCAAGCACAGCTAGTAGAAGCTATGTCTGACCCAAGGTATGATAATGATCCTGCTTATAGACAAGACATAATAGCAAAGTTAGATAGATCTGATTTAAATTTCTAGATAGACATGGCGACCTGACAGTTCATCATCGCCATTCACCTATCTCTTAATTACATGACTACAGTTACCGAATACGGTAAGCAAAACATTTTTGCAAAAGAAACACCCCCAAGACTTATGAACGAAAACGAACAGAACTTCCTT